GCTGCTTTTATGAAGTACAAGAAAGAAACCGGAAGAGGATTTGAAGACTTCTTGAAATTAAGAGAAGACTTTGAATCAATGGACGGTGATGTTCTTTTGAAACAGTACCTTCACTCTACACAAGAGGGTCTCGATAGTGATGACATCGATGCGTTAATGGATGACTACAGGTTTGATGAAGACCTTGATGATGAGTCTACCGTTAAGAGGGTAAAAATCGCAAGAAAAAAGGCTATAGCGGAAGCAAAGAAATACTTCGGTGAGCAGAAAGAAAAATACAAACTACCTCTTGAGTCAAGTACGGTAGGTATTTCTGAAAGCGAAAAAGAAGAGTTTGATGCTTACAAGCAATATATGCAGCAAGCAAAAACAATCGAGGAAGAGAATACTCGTAAGCGTCAATGGTTTGACCAAAAGACAAATGAAGTTTTTAGCAATGAGTTCAAAGGTTTTGAGTTCAACGTTAATGACCGAAAACTTACATTCTCTCCGGGAGATGCGGCTGAATTGAAAAAGACCCAATCAACTCCTCAGAACTTTATTCAGAAGTTCTTGGATGATAGCGGACTTATCAAGGATGCGGCAGGATACCATAGAGCGTTGGCTATTGCTATGAATCCGGACCGCTTTGCAAAGTTCTTTTACGAGCAAGGTATGTCGGATGCTACTGATGATGTAACACGCAAGATTAAGAATATTAATATGTCTGAGCGTAGAGCGACTGAAGTGGCAAAGACTCCAAATGGTGTGCAGGTTAAAGCAGTGAATCCTGACCACGGAAGAAATTTAAAAATTCGCAGCACAAAAAGAGTATAAAATAAAAAACTAAAAAAATGGCAGGTAATTTAGCGAATTTCGCACCCGGGTTTACACAACCCTCAGTTGACCAAGTATTGTTGTCAACAAACTACATCGGTACAGGAACTCAAGCTTTCAATTTCTTGAATCAGTATCTTCCTGATACTTATGAAAAAGAATTTGAGCGTTACGGTAACCGTACAGTGTCTTCATTCTTGAGAATGGTAGGTGCTGAGATGCCTTCAAACTCTGACCAAGTTAAATGGGCAGAACAAGGTCGCCTTCACATTAAGTACACTACAGTAACAGTTGGTGCTATTGCTGCAGGTGTTTCTACTTTGTCTGTGACTTTGCCTGCAAACCAAACTTCGGTTGCAGTTCGTGTTGGTCAAACCATTATGATTCAGAACAACACTACAGGTGTTTTCAGCAAGGCTATTGTTACAAGCAATCCTGCTCCAACATCTATTGTAGTAGCGTTCTACGAAGCAACTCCCGCAATCACTGCAGGTGCCGGAAACACAATTTTTGTTTACGGTTCTGAGTTCAAGAAAGGAACTGCCGGAATGCAAGGTCAGTTGGAGTCTGAGGACGACATCTACTCAAACAAGCCAATTATCTTAAAAGATAAGTACGCGGTTAACGGTTCTGATATGGCTCAAATCGGATGGGTTGAAGTAACTACCGAGAACGGAGCTTCAGGATACCTTTGGTATTTGAAGTCTGAGCACGAGACTCGTCTTCGCTTTGAAGATTATATGGAGACTGCAATGATTGAAGCAGTTCCCGGAGAGACAGGTTCAGCAGCAGCTACCCAAGGTTTCTTTGGTTCTGATGGAGTTTTCTACACCGTTAACACACGCGGTAACGTATGGGGTGCAGGTAATCCAACTACATTGGCTGATTGGGACCTTATCGTAGGTCGCTTGGATAAGCAAGGTGCTATCGAAGAAAACGTGTTGTTTGTTAATCGTCAGTTAGGATTCGACATCGACAATATGTTGGGTGGATTGAACGGTTTGGGTGGAACTGCTCCTGTAGTTTCTCAAGGTGCTTCTTTCGGATTGTTTGACAACGATGTAGAGATGGCATTGAATCTTGGATTCAGCGGTTTCCGTCGTGGTTATGACTTCTACAAGTCTGATTGGAAATACTTGAACGACCCAACAATGCGTGGTGGATTGGCTACTGCAGCCGCAACTGCTACAGGTACAATCAACGGTTTGTTGGTTCCTGCAGGTTCTACAAACGTGTACGACCAAATTATGGGTAAGAACGCTAAGCGTCCATTCTTGCACGTTCGTTACCGTCAAAGCGAGACTGAAGACCGTCGTTACAAGTCTTGGATTACAGGTTCTGCCGGTGGTGCAGCTACAAGCGACTTAGATGCAATGGAAGTTCACTTCTTGTCTGAGCGTTGCGTATGTACATTGGGTGCTAACAACTTTGTATTGTTCCGCTTCGGATAATACTTTTGAATTGATAAAAGGGCGTGTCTTCAAAGACACGCTCTTTTTCTAACTAATCAAATTAAATCTAAATAAAATGACAAAATCAGTAGTCCTAACGGACAAAACTTACAGGCTATTAAATGGGTCACCATTGTCTTACGTTCTATTATCAAGAAATAGCTCGAGAGCACCACTAATGTGGTTTGATGAAGAGAAAGGAATCAACAGGGTATTGCGATATGCAACCAATCAAAACTCACCTTTTGAAGATGAGCAAGATGGAAACGCTATCTTAGAGCCAATCGTTTTTGAAGATGGTCTTTTGCACGTTCCAAAAAACAATCCTGTTCTTCAAAAGTTATTGCACTACCATCCTTTTAACGGAAAGATTTTCGTTGAAGTAGATAACGAAAAAGATGCGGCTGCAGAAATTCAAGATTTGAATATAGAAGTTGACGCATTGATTGAGGCAAGAAAGCTTGACATTGGTCAAATTGAAATGCTATCTCGAGTGTTATTTGGCATAGACCCTTCTATGGTGTCTACCGCTGAATTAAAACGAGACATCTTGGTTTATGCTAAGAGAGACCCTCGAGGATTTTTAGATGCGGTTAATGACCCTGAATTAAAGTTTCAAGCTAAGGTTAGAACATTCTTTGAGAATGGTTGGATTACCATTAGAGGAAACAATAAGGAGTTGTGGTACAACACTCCTACAAATAAAAAGAAAATGTGTACAATCCCATTCGGTACTGATGGTTATGAGACCGCTATCACTTACTTGCAAAGTGATGAAGGACTTGAGGGATTGAAAATGTTAGATATGTTATTGGATGCGTAATGTGTCTTGATTTGATGATGATGAAAGTAGGGGTCTTCGGGCCCTTATTTTTTTCACTATATTTGTAAAAAAGTAGCAATGATAAACTCAGTAAGAAATACGGTCCTATCTGTACTGAACAAAAATAATTACGGTTACATTTCCCCCTCTGACTTCAACTTATTTGCGCAGCAAGCGCAGATGGAATTGTATGAAGCTTATTTCACTGACCTAAATAAAGTCATCAACAGGGAGAATAGACGTTTATCAGGTACTGATTATGTTGAGGCATCAAAATCCCTCAGTGAGTTTTTGGATTATTTTATTGTTGAAAAAAACCTTTATCCAAATATCCCCACGTTGGGTATTCCTAACAATCAGTTTTTTAACCCATCCCCTATAACGACAGGTGATTATGCTTATCTTATTAATAAGGTTCTGTGTTATACAAACAAAAAGGTTACAGGCGTCAATAGTTTTGTAACTACATTTCAGCTTATTGATTCTACTGTAAATTTCATTAACTTAGGAGTTGTTGTTGGAGATATTGTGGTAAACAATACAACCAATGAATCTACATACGTAAACAACATACTTGCTCCTGTTGCATTAGGATTGAATGATGACATCTTTACAACTCTTGGAGATACATACACCATTTATTCTTACACTGATTATTCAGAAGCTGAGCGCGTTTCAAATGGTAAAATATCTGCGTTGAATATGTCAATGCTTACTGCTCCAAGTATAATGTTTCCTGCGTACACACAGTCTGAAAGCTTGATGTATTTATACCCAACTTCTATCGCAGGATTCGGTGCAGTAAAGGCTACGTATTTCAGATACCCAAAGAATCCAAAGTGGACATACATTTCGCTTGCGGGAGGTGAGCCGGCATTTGACCAATCACAACCCGACTATCAAGACTTTGAGTTACCACTTGAAGATGAGTACAGATTGATAGTTAAAATCCTTCAGTATTGCGGTATCTCAATTAGAGAGACCCAAGTCGTGCAGTACGCTATGTCAAGGGAGCAACAAGACGAGTCTACACTTAATCAACAACAATAACAATGGCCTATATTTCTCAGTACGAATACTACGACAATAATGGTAACGCTCCTCAAGATGCAAATTGGGGGTCTTATCAGTACGTCAGCTTGTTTGATATTGTCAACAACTTTATGTTGATGCACACAGGCAATCATTCCTTGGTCAATAACGAGGAGAGGTATAAGGTTTTGTTTCACGCTAAGCGTGCTATTCAAGAACTAAACTATGATGCTTTCAAAGAAATCAAAGTATTGGAGCTTAGTGTTGCTGACTCGTTGAGATATGTGTTGCCATCTGACTATGTGAATTGGGTTCGCATATCTCTGTATAAAGATGGATGGTTAAGGCCATTGACTGAGAACATACAAACACTATCGTCAAGAGCTTATCTACAGGACAATAGTGGAAACATATTGTTTGATATTAACGGAAACATTCTTGAGCCACAAAACTCATTCATTGATTACGATAGACTTCATAACACAAAGAAGAGTTTGTATCTAAATCAAGGGAATCCGTACAGTGGAAATATGGGTTGGTGTATCGATGGTAATTGGTACTTTGATTATGCGATAGGAGCTCATTTTGGATTAAACACAGAGACTGCTAATTTCAATCCGACGTTCAACATTGATAAGAAGGCAGGTGTAATCAACTTTGATTCATCTATGTCAGGTGAGCTATGTATCCTTGAGTACATTTCAGACGGAATGGAGAATGGTGACAACTCATTAATTTCAGTAAACAAACTCTTTGAGCAGTATATTTACGCTGCAATTAGATACGAAATACTAAACTCTAAGTTCGGAGTTCAAGAGTATGTTGTAGCCCGTGCAAGAAAAGAAAGAGCTGCTTTACTTAGAAACGCTAAGATTAGAATGAGCAATATTCATCCGGGACGATTGCTAATGAACTTACGTGGTATGGACAAGATGATAAAATAAGATGGCAAATTTTACAAGGAATTTTACTGCGGGCAGAATGAACAAGGTTGTCGATGAACGCCTTGTTCCTGATGGTGAATACATCGATGCTATGAATATCCGTATGGGTTCTACAGAGAACTCAGAGATTGGTGTAATAGAGAACACAAAGGGGAATGTTCCTCTTACTGAGCTCACCTATATTGATGGTACACCTCTTAGCACAGAGGCACTTTGTATTGGCGCATTTGCTGATACTGCCAATGATACTTTATATTGGTTTGTTCACGACCCTAATTTTCCTACAGTAGCCACAAGAAAACTTGACCTTATTGTCTCTTACAATATTTCAACCAACATACTTACTTATCACATTGTAAGTGTTGATGATGGAAGCGGTGCAACAACCACCTTGAATTTTAATCCTCAGTATTTGATTACAGGGGTGAATAAGGTTGGGGATTTGTTTTTCTTTACAGATAACTACAATGCTCCAAGATTCATAGATGTACGAAAGAACTATCCAAATCCTGTATCAGATATTGACTACGCAGGAAACCCTGCTCTTTTGAGTGAGGCTATTCTTGTGATTAAGAGACCTCCTACTCAATCTCCAAGCATACAACTTATTACTCAAGGCGACCAAAATAATTACCTTGAAGAAAGATTCATTTCATTTGCGTACAGGTATAAGTATGCCAATGGGGAATACTCAGCAACATCGCAGTGGTCTCAAGTAGCATTTGTTCCAAACGCTTTTTCATTTAGCCCTAATAGTTATTTGAATGAAGGTATGATTAATGCGTTTAATGCAGCAGTAATTACGTATGAAACAGGAGGACCACTTGTAGTTGGTGTTGACTTGTTGTTTAAGCAGGCTAACAACAATATTATCAAAGTGATTGAGAAGCTTGATAAAGCATTGTTAGGAATCCCTGACAACACAACTCAGACATTCACTTTTAATAGCAGTAAGATTTTTACAGTCCTTTCTGAAGGTGAGATATTGAGATTGTACGACAATGTACCTCGTTATGCAAAAGCTCAAACAATTATGGGCAACCGTTTGATGTACGGAAACTACATTGAGGGTTACGACTTGATTGATAAGTTTGCCAATCCAACAAGGCTTGAATATGAGACTGAACTTATTTCTGAAGAGATTGGATTTGAATCGTTAACAACAACTACTTGGGATGGAGTAGCCTATACGTGGGCTTTAGGAACAGTAGTTAGCGACTGCGCATTAAGGGTTAGCTTAGCAGGAATTGATTTGATTGCAGGAGCTTCTTTAACTGTTGAGATTACATTTGAAGGAGATGGACTTCCTGTTAATTTTATTACAAATCAAGCACCTACTCCTATAACGTTTTCATTTAATCTCGCTATTGATTACCCTTCTGTTTATGCAATGGTAACAAGTGCTGAGTTTCAAAATGCAATAGGTACAACATTTAATATACTTCCTGTTTATTCTCCAATTCCCGGGGACCAAACTTCTTGTGATGGAGGAACTCTTACAGACTCGTTTAACTGCGCTATTCAAAATGTTATTACAGACACAACTACTTCTACTGATTATGAAAAATTTGAAAGCGGCATAAATGCTCCAAACGAACCTATAGCACTTCTTGAAGTGGCACCGGGTAACGATTATTTTAGCATTCAGTTGGTCGCTATGAAGTATGTGGATGACCCATTAGCTATAGGGAATACTATTTACAGTTTTTTTAAAATAACAGAGCACGAGGCTTACTTCCAAAAATCAGGAGCACCAAGCAGCTTACATAGCAACAGGGACTACGAGATTGGTATCGTCTATATGGATGAGTTCAATAGAGCTACAACCGCTTTGGTAAGTCCTAACAATACGGAGCACGTACCTTGTAGATTTGCACCCAATAAAAATTCAATCAGAGTAACAATACCAACTTCTCAAAGAGCTCCTGCTTGGGCAAAACGATTCAAGTTTGTCTGCAAGGCTGACGCTGAGAATTACGAAACAATATACTCAAACATATTTTTTACAGAAGCAGGAACGAGTGATGTTTATTTCTTGCTTGAAGGTGAGAATATGCGCAAGGTTGAGATTGGTGATAGGTACATTGTGAAGAGAGATACAGGAGGTGCTTTGTTGGGTTGTGCATACGCAACAGTTCTTGATAAGGGTGCTAAGGGTACAGGTTTTATTTCGACAACAACAGGAGCAACTCCTCCTGCCGGTGTTTATATGAAGATGAAGCCCGATGAGTTTCAAGCTGACCAACCACCAAACGCGATAATAAATCCCGGCACAATAACCACTAATGAAAACAATGGTGGTGATTATCCTATTCAGTTTTATCCGATGAATATCTTTGATGGTTCTTCTTGGGTAGACTACACGGTACCTGCGGGAAGTATCATTGCTATGTCTTTTAAGTTTCAAAGATTAGGAGCAGGAGACGGAGACAATAAGTGCGAAAGAAGAATTTACACATTAAACGTAACGCTTACCTCGTCTGCTAACTATGCCAATATGTATGATTGGTGGGTTGGAGATAATGTGCAGTCAGTTTTAAATAGCGGTACTCAAGAGGTAGGTGGTAGCAACTGCGCTATTAACAATGTGTTTCAATCAGGCTTTGGTACACCGTCGACTGACCTATGTACCAATTATTTTAGATTTGATAGAGACACAGGAACCAATCAGTTGTGGCTTAAAATAAGTGGAACCGTAAGATGTAATGGCTCTACAGGAAAAGATAAAAGACGTTCGTCAATCACGTCAAAAATCACAGTGTTTCGTGCAGACGCTATGATGGTGTTTGAAACGTTTCCTACCGATACACTTCCTGATGTTTTCTTTGAAAACAATTTATCATTCCCTATTGACTCAGAAGGAAACCACTTATCAAACGGTGGCAGTGGTGACGTGAGTCAAGATATTTCGCTTGGTATTCCCGGTAGTTTCCAAACAGGTTTCTTCAACTGTTTTGCTTTTGGTAATGCGGTTGAGAGCTATAAAATCAGAGACTCTTTAATTGGAAGAACCTTCAACTTAGGTGAGCGTGTTACTACTGTTTCAGCTCAAGACTACAAGGAAGCAAGAAGATTTGCAGATATTACCTATAGCGGAGTATTCAATCAAGAGACTAATGTGAACAAGCTAAACGAGTTCAACTTAGGTCTTTTGAATTTTAAAAACTTAGAGGTGTTGTTTGGTGATGTACAGATATTGGACGGTAGAGAGACTGACGTTCTTGTATTGCAAGAAGATAAAGTATCATACGTATTGGCCGGCAAGAATCTGTTGTCAGACGCTGCAGCAGGAGGTGTAATCACATCAGTTCCCGAGGTATTGGGTACTCAGATTGCTCGTGTTGAAAAGTATGGAATCAGTTTTAACCCTGAAAGTTATGTTCAATGGGGATATGATAGATTCTTTACTGACGTCAAGCGTGGTGCAGTTATTCAGATGAAGGGTAACTCAATGTCTCAAGACCAATTAGGAGTTATTTCAGAAGCCAATATGCGCACTTGGTTTAGAGATGAGTTTATCAACTCTTTCAATACTCAGAAGCTTGGAGGATACGACCCTTATATGGATGAGTATGTTCTATCAACAAACGATAGAGAGCTTCCCGGAAATCCTCAATGCTTAGCTTGTGGTGTATCTCAGACGTTTAGCATATTTACAGAACAAAGAGAAGAAGCTGCAAATTATTGTGTTGATTTAGGTGCGGCAATAGGTCTTACAACAATATCTTGGACGGTATCATCTATTGCTCCGGGAGCGAGCTTTTCAGTTACTGCAATCTATAATTCACTTGTATATGATTCGGGAATTGTATCAGGAGATGGAAGTCTTGATTTCAATAAGGATTCTATCATAGAAACATCAGTCGCTATAAGCATCGTTGCAACAGGAAGTGTTACATTGACTCTTACTGTAGATTGCCCATTACAACAAGAACTCAATCTTGTTGAGGTTGTAATTACAAGTAATGATGACGCGACTAAAACAATACACGCTGAGTACAGATATATTGACGGGGTATTTGTTGGTCCTTTGCAATCTAATAGTGTTATTTTCCAAACAGGAACAGACCCTGTTGTTTCAAGATACAATGCTATTACAGGCCCTGTAGGTACGGGAGCTTTCCCTACTGAAGGAAGTACACTTGTTATTCAAACAAACAAGATACCACCTGATACATTTAACTTTGACCCACTTGGAAATAAGTTTAAGTATCTTAGAAGCACTACCAATTACACAAACACACCTGCAAATATTTCAGCTTTATTGGCTGCAAGTTCTCTTGCTACACCAATAACAGGTGGACCTAATATTTATCAAACAAGTTTTATAGTACCCCCGTCAATAAATGGTAACTACTTGTATTTGATTTGGGACTTGAGAAACTCGGGAATATCAAACCTTTGCTATATTCCATCACCTGCAACAACAGAGCAGCTTCAGACATTATGTTGCGATTGCGGACCTTGTACTGACGCTTGTATTAGTTTGGGTATTGTTAATCTTGATGAAGGAAATCCTGCAGACATTTATTTCCCAATGGGCTTATGTGGAGAATCAACTCCTGTAACTATTACGTTTGGACCCGGTGAAACCGGAAATGTTTGCGTGAACAATCAAGAGTATTATGTCACATCAGGTGATGTAACGATTGAGCTTGTGTCTTGTGGATGTACACCTTGTACAGAAGATTGTAAGGAGTATGTGGTTTGGGCAAATAATGGACCTGCTCAAGTTATATTTGAGGGCTGCGAAGGCGGCACGCTCATACTACCTGTTGGCGATGGTGCCGCAGGAAGATTCTGCGTGGCTATTGACTCTGCTCTTACCGCTTTGTCAGGAGACCCTCAAGTTTATTTGAGTAATGCTTGTGGATGCTGCCCTGATAATGATTGTATTACTTGGGAAGTAACTAATACTGCTACAGGTCCATTATCTTTTGATATGGCAGGTTGTGATTATATAGACCATACATATACCGTTCAAGGTTTAGAAACAATTCAATTCTGCGGATTAGTTGGTAAAGCACCTATAAGACCTAATCCTAAACTTGAGTTCAATATAATTAGTTCTTGCGACAGGTGTAACGAACCATATCCTTGTAATATTATCGACGCAATTACTGCAGTAGCTACAAATAATATGACTGTAATATCTCCATTAGGTACATTCCCTGCAATATATCAATGCACAGGATGGGGTATTGGTTCAGGAGGTAATCATACAGGTAGATTCAATAATGTAAATAATCTTCCCGATGACCCAATAGGTTTGACTACAGGTGAAACATATTATGTTACTATTGAATTATCTGTTACAATGCCTCGTGATGTTGGTTTTTGGTTTGGAAGAAGCACTGTAAACGTAGGAACCACACCTGATTTAATATTACCAATGGGGTCTACATTTATATCAGCTAATCTACCTTGGAATCCTTTAAGTGGTGGAGGAGCAGTTACTGCATACTTCACTAAATTAGGAGCTAATATGAGCCCGGGATGGGATGGAATAGTTACAATAAACGTTTACAGAGGAAATTGCCCACAACCATAATAGTATATGCCAACATTATCACAACCATACTTTTTAGACGGAACGTCGCTGCTTGACTCGACGTCCGTCTATATGAACTCAGGATTATCTATAATTGCCGCTGATGGATTCTACTCAGACGGATTCAACATACGTGAATTGGTCGGAGGAGTATTGCTACCATCGCAACCGTGCCCTGCTTGCGGGGTTCTTTGTGGTGGTCAGATTAATGGCTCAGGTAATCAAGGTGAATACATTCTTGAGATTGACACAGGAAATCTTCCAACCGCAATAGGTGCGATTGTCATAACATTCAATCCTTTTGGTGTACCTGATGGTATAATTGCTGAATTAGACGGAGTATTATACAATGAGGTTAGTTCACCAAATTACGGTTATCTTGCAGGTACACCGGGACTTGCAACATTCTTAGGGGCAACTCCTTCTGATTGCGGTATATCGGGAAGCACTTACACGTTAAATGTAAATCAATGGAATGGTACTGCTTTTATTCCAACAGGAACGACAGATACAATTACTGTGGCTCCCGGTCAGATGCAACTTACTCCTTCGGGTCCGGGTGCTTGTATAATGGTAGTTCCAAAAACAAATCCAACACCGTCTCTATTAACTGTAAAGAGTTATGGTGTGTGCTCGGGTACTGCTTTTAATATTAGCATACAATGTCCTGCAAAAATCAAGGGTATCAATAGCTCAGTTAGATTTACAGACCCCGACAATCCCGCATTGTGTTCAGCAGGATTAACAAGCAAGCTATACCCTGTTCGAGTTACAGGAGTTTCTCCGTACATAGACTTGCACGATTGGATATTTGCTGA